GTAGCCATCCTGGAAGAGGGCATGAAGTTTGAAACCATCTCTATGCCCAACAATGAAGCGCAGTTCCTGGAGACCCGGAAATTCCAGGTATCTGAGATATGCCGCATCTATCGCGTGCCGCCCCATCTGGTGGGCGATCTGGAGCACGCCACCTTCAGCAACATTGAGCACCAGTCCATCTCTTTCGCAGTCCATACCATCCGGCCTTGGCTGGTGAGAATTGAGCAGTCCATTAACCGCGCGCTCTTCTCGGACAAGGAGAAAGGGCATTTTTATGTGCAGTTCAATATCGACGGGCTCATGCGCGGCGCGTACAAGGAGCGCATGGAGGGCTACGCCATTGCCCGACAAAACGGATGGATGAGTGCAAACGACATCCGGCTGCTGGAAAATCTCAATCCATTAACAAAGGAGCAAGGGGGCGACACCTACCTGGTCAACGGAAACATGCTCCCAATAATCGCTATCCGAAAGGAGTACGCCCCGGATGAAAACAATTAGTAGGTTTTGGGACTGGAGTCAGAATGAGAGCGGGAATCGCACGCTCTTCCTGGAGGGCGTGATCGCCGAAGAGTCCTGGTTTGAGGATGATGTGACTCCTGCCGCATTCAAGGACGAACTGAATGCGGGCAGCGGCCCGATTACCCTGCATATCAATTCCCCTGGCGGCGATGTCATTGCCGCGTCACAGATCTATACCATGTTGATGGATTACCCGTTCGACATCAGAGTACAGATCGATGGCATCGCGGCAAGCGCGGCTTCAGTGATCGCAATGGCCGGTACCAAGGTTTGCATGTCACCCACTAGCTTAATGATGCTGCACAATCCGCTCACTTTTGCATTGGGTGACAGTGAAGAAATGCGCAAAGCCATCCAACTGCTGGATGAGGTGAAAGAAGGCATCATCACCGCATATGAAATCAAGACCGGGCTGTCCCGGGCTCGTCTGAGCCAGATGATGGATGCGGAGACCTGGATGAATGCGCTCAAGGCAAGGGAGCTGGGTTTCTGCGATGAGGTGCTGTATCAGGAGGAGAAAACAGAACCTGTCAAAAACTGCTTCACCTTTTCCCGCCGGGCGGTCACCAACAATCTGCTGGACAAGCTCAAGGCATGTGTACCCAAGGAACCTCCCGATCCACCGCCTGATCCACTGTCCAAAGGTGAACCCATTACAGAACCAATCATAGAATCCACCAACCGCGTGAACGCGTCAGACCTCGAAAAAAGGCTGGCGCGTTTTCAATATGTATAGGAGGAAGACCCAATGAATCAGATCCTGGAAATGCGCGAAAAGCGCGTCACTCTTTGGAACGCCGCAAAGGCGTTTCTGGACAGCCGCCGCGTTGCGGATGGCACACTATCTGCGGAGGATGTTGCAACCTACGAAAAGATGGAAGCCGATGTGGTCCGCATGGGCAAGGAAGTCGAGCGCCTGGAACGTCAGGAAGTACTCGACCTGGAGTTTGACCGGCCGACCAGTCGCCCGCTGACCTCCGCGCCTGAAACCTTGAACAGCAAAGCCAAGCTCGGCCGCGCGTCGGATGAATACAAGAACGCTTTCTGGCGCTCCATGCGAGACAAGACTGTGTCCTTTGAAGTGCTCAACGCCCTGCAGGTTGGCGCTGACAGTGAAGGCGGACACCTCGTCCCGGATGAGTATGAGCGTACCCTGGTGGAAGCGCTGCAGGAGCAGAATATCTTCCGCGGCTTCGCGCATCTCATCCGTACCAGTTCCGGCGATCGGAAGATCCCTGTCGTGACCAGCAAGGGCACCGCGTCCTGGATTGAGGAAGAGGCGCCTTATGACGAGAGCGACGATGCGTTCGGTGCGATTTCCATTGGTGCCTATAAGCTGGCGACGATGATCAAGGTGTCGGATGAGCTGCTCAATGACTCCGTCTTTGATATCGCCGGGTACATCGCCAAGGAGTTTGCTCGCCGTATTGGTTCGGCAGAGGAAGAAGCCTTCATTACCGGTAATGGCACAGGGAAACCGACCGGCCTGCTGCACGCGACCCTGGGCGCCCAGGTTGGCGTGACAACTGCTGCAGCTACCGCAATCACCTTCGACGAGGTGATGGACCTGTTCCATAGCCTTCGCTCACCCTATCGCCGTCAAGCAGTGTTCCTGATGAACGACAGCACGGTCAAAGCGCTGCGCAAGCTGAAGAACGGCGCAGGCGATTACATCTGGCAGCCCTCCATCACGGCGGGTACGCCGGACAAGGTCCTCAACTGTCCTGTCTATACCTCGTCCTTCGTACCGGCAATCGCTTCTGCCGCAAAGACCATCATCTTTGGTGACATGGATTACTACTGGATCGCAGACCGTGAAGGCCGAAAGTTCAAGCGTCTGAACGAGCTGTATGCTCCGACTGGCCAGGTTGGTTTCCTGGCGTCTCAGCGCGTGGACGGCAAACTGGTCCTGCCTGAAGCCGTCAAGGTGCTGCAGCAGAAGGCCTAATCAACCTGGTCATGTGAATCTGCAGGGGTTGTTCGGGTGAGCAGCCCCTGCTTCATTTGGAGGAAAGAGAATGAGTGATACCTACAACACCCGGAACTACGCTGCGCACGGTGGCGGCGAATGGGTCATTGGTGGCGCGCTAACAATTCTGGAAGGCGCAACAGTGACGGGGCTGACGGCAACCGCTGCACCCGCCAGCGCGGATGCCCTGGGCGGCATTAAAGCTGATGCGAAAGCGGAAACAGAAACAGTCGAGGCAAAGATAGGGGAAGACGCCAAGCTGTATGTGCCTGCCTACCCGGAAGACTATGTGCTTCCCGCTGCTGCGGCAGATACTCTTGGCGGCGTAAAGCTTACCGGAAACCAAGTCGACAGCGCAGCTTCCACCATTGCTGGATTGAACCTTGAGTTCAATGCCCTGCTGGCCAAACTGAAAGCTGCCGGCATTATGGCACCTGACGCGTAAGAGAGGAGAACAGCATGATCCTGACGGTGGAGGAAGCGAAGGCGCATCTGCGTTTACAGCATGAAGAAGAGGACGCGTACCTGGCTTCTCTTATCGAACAGGCACAGGCTGTCGCCGAAGACTATTGCCGGGTGGTTTTTGATGAAACCGCGCCGCAGGCTGTACGCCTCGCGGTCCTGTTGATGGTCAGCCACTACTATGAAAACCGGGATAATCCGGACAAGCAGGTCTATATCACCATGCGTATGGCGTTTGAGAACCTGCTTTACCCGCACCGCAATGCTGAGTTGATGTTTTAAGAGGTGAGAGAAGATGCGCGGTTATAAGAACTTTGAGAGCGACCCGCATCCGGGCGATCTCCGGCATCTGGTGGAAATCGGCTATACGGAAAACCAGATCAATGAAAACGGCTACCCAATCCCGCAGGACGTGATTGTCTGTCAGGTCTGGGCAGCCACGATCGACGCGGGCAACCAGCACTACCGGGCTGCGGACGTGATGAACGCCGAGGCAGTGATCAACTTCACCATCCGTTACCGGACAGATATCAAGCCCGGCATGTGGGTGCGCTTCCGGGATGAAAAGTGGAATATCTCTACCCTGGGCGAATACGCATTCAAGCGCAAATACTTGGGCCTGAAGGCGTCCATTTCCAAGGGGGTGAGCGGATGAGAAGGGTACAGCAAGCCCTTTCCGGTCTGGGCATTCCCGTGTTCGCCGGCATCTGGCGGGCGACCTCCAGCAACCCTAACGCACCGGATCAATACCTGGTGTACTCCACCACCACCAAGGAGGAAACACACTTCGATGATCGGGTGATCGCAGTGAGAACCTTCGTTTACCTGAATCTTTGGAGTATGGGCGACCCAACACAGATGGCCGTCATGGTGCGCAACGCCTTGTATGCTGCTGGCTTTGGCATGGTGGAGGAAACCGATCGTGGCTACAACGAACCCGCATACGATGTGGGCACGCGCATGTACACGGTCCACTGGACCTGGAGCCTGTACGAGGAGATAGCCCATGGCGATTGAACTACGTGGATTTGACGATCTGAAGGATGACCTGATCAACATGGCAGCTGCGCTGGATCAGGGACAAGGCATTAACCGTGCTTTGCAGGCAGGTGCTGCGCCCATCGAGGAACAGATGCTGCATAATGCGTCTACGGATCCCAAGATCATTACCAGAGACCTGTATGATTCAATCCGGACAGGAAACGTAAAGAAGAATCGTACAGGTGGGAAGCGCATCACCATTGGCGTGCATCACTCAGAACGTGGCGCTTACTACGCAAATCCCGTGGAGCATGGGCACGGCGGACCAGCACCTGCCCCTGCCCATCCCTTTGTCCGACCTGCCTTTGACGTGAAAGCGCCGGAGGCTTTTGAAGAAATGAAGCGCGTCCTGCGGGACGAGATATCCAACATTTAAGGAGAAACGAATATGCCAGCAACCGCATCGCCCGTTGTGTCCAGCACGGTGGGTCTGAAAAACATGGTCATCGCGCCGCTGACAGTGGACACTGAAGCGGCCATCACTTATGGTGCTCTTCAACTCGTCGCAGGCGCGATCGAAGCATCCATTACTCCAGAGAACACGGATCCTGAGATCCAGTACGCAGATGATATTGAATTCGACGTGCTCTACCCGGATCCCGAACTGTCTTTCAAAACCAAGATGGCAGATATCCCCCTGCAAATCCAGGAGATGGTGTTTGGCAACCGGATCGATGAAAATGGCGTACTGGTCCGGGCTGCTGCGGACAAGCCGCCCTACTTTGCCGTGGGCTTCATGTCTGAGAAGTCCAACCAGAAGTACCGCTACATTTGGCTCTACAAAGTGAGGGCAAAGCCGGTAACGGAAAGCTACGCGACCAAGGAGGGCGGGACCATCAACCGCCAGAACGGCGAAGTCGAGTGGACCGCCATCAAGCGGACCAAGGACGGGCTGTACCAGGCAGTGGCTGATGAAGGCGAAAACGGTTTCACCACTGCCATGGGCACAACCTTCCTTGCAACGGTTTATGAACCGACTTTCACTGTGATCCCTTAATGACATAAAGCAGAAAGCCGCCGTACAGCTCATGTGATGTGCGGCGGCTGATATCGGGATGATTCATCTCCTGTATGCCACACAAGAAGTGCCCGTCATGGGGGTATACAAAATGTAAAATCTGTGCTATATCAATAAATAGCGGTGCCAAGCCAAAGGTATTAGGGGTCCCTCCCGGTTGTGTCCAAAGTTAACTGATATGAAGAACCCCGGAGCCAACAGTTAGTCGCACCGGTTTGGACATAGCATGAGGAGGTACATGATTCATGTATACTGACAAAACCCTCACCTGCCGCGAGTGTGGTGCCGTATTCATTTTCAGTGGCTCCGAGCAGGCTTTCTACGCAGAAAAAGGCTACCAGAACTTGCCCGGCCGTTGTTTTGCTTGCCGTACTTCACATCGTCAGAGTACACATGGCGGCAATACCCGCAGACGTCAGATGTACGATGTCATTTGCGCCGAATGCGGCGCAACCACCCAGGTTCCTTTCCAGCCCCGTGACGATCGTCCGGTTTACTGCCCTACATGCTTCGCCAGGCATTTCAACCGCTGACCTAAGGATTAGCTAAGCAAACAGCACCCGTCGCAAGGCGGGTGTTTTGATGCCTTTCGGTTTTATTAAGCAAAGCACAACATCAGGAATTGAACAGATCAAGCCACATGCTAATACTTAACATGACTCAAGACAGCGCTGATAGCCATGAACGTCGGGTCATGCTTCTATTGGTAATAGGCTTAAATGAGCGTATGGTTGATACAAGTAGTTCTACAAATCCTCTTCAGTTCGTCCCGAGCCCCGTTACACGTCTGGTACACCGTCAACAGGAGTTGGCGGTTTTTTATGAATACGAGGTAAGCAAATGGTGACATGTACCCTGGGAGACAAAAAGTACAGTGTGGATTTCATCTCTGGACGCGCCTTGCGCGAGATGGAGCCCGCATCAAAAATGTACGGCAAGTTGGTTCAACTCTCTAAAGCTGCTGTGGACGGTCAGGATGTATCGGGTGAGAAGCTGACGATACCGGAAGCTCTGGACACGATGGTGAAATGGTTTTGCATTCTGTTTGGGAATCAGTTCTCGCCGGATGATGTCTATGACCATTATCCAGCAGATCGCCTGATGCATGACATCGCTCTGGCTATCATGGCGGTGCAGACGCAGACAACTGAGGTGCTTGACAGTTTTCCTACCAAGCCGGTGACGCAGGAAGCGGATCAGCTGATTATGGAGACAGCGGTGAATCCCTGACGTTACCGGACTATGTCTATGCAACCTATAACACACTGCTCAAGACAGGTTGGCGGATGCAGGAGATAGACGGGATGGACATGCTGGGCTTCCTGCGCCTGCGGGCTTGGGACGCGCAGCGCGAGCATACACGTCAAAAACCCAAAGCAGCCTATATCGATCAACTGTGGCCTAGTATCAGACCATAAGGAGGTGTTCTCATGAGCGAGGTTTTGCGCGAATTAGTGGTTGCGCTGTCGCTGGACAGCGATAACTTCAGTCGCAACCTGCGGACCATTAACCAACAGATCAAGGAAGCTGAGAGCACCTTCCGTCTGGCCGGAGCTGGCATCCAGGGATTTGAAAAGTCTATCAAAGGGACGGAGGCCAATCTTGCGCTGCTGAGCTCCAAGCAGAAAGAGCAGAACCGGGCTGTTGAACAATATTCCAAAGCGCTCATCGGGGCGAACCAGAAACTGACCGATTCCTTTGCCCGCCAGGAGAAGATGAAGGTCTCCCTTGAGCAGGCGCGCGTGGAGTACGACAGACTAAAAGGCGAGGTCAACGCAGCCGGCCATGCATACAACCGCCTGAAGGCTTCCCTGGGAGAAACGGACTCCGCGACCATTGCAGCTAAGGCGAATCTGGAGCGTTTCAAGTTTGAGTGCCTGGCAGCGCGCGACAAGGTGAAGCTGCTGGAAGGCCAGATCAAGTCAAACAGCAAGACGCTGCAAAACAACGCAGATGCCGTGTCAAAAGCCCAGATGAACCTGAACAACGCCAAGGCTGAGCTACAATCAACAGAGGCTGAGCTCAAGCGGCTGACGCAGGAACTCTATCGGATGCAGTCGGCCTGGACGAAGGCTGGAGACAGCCTAACAGCTTTTGCCAAGAAGAGCGAGGCTGTGTCAAAAGCCCTGGTGAAGGCCGGTCGTGGATATTCCCGGGTCATCACAACGCCTATACTTGCGCTGGGCGCAACGGCACTTAAGTCATCCATTGATTATGAGAGCGCCTTCACATCCGTCCGGAAAACGGTGGATGCGACAGAAGAAGAGTTTACGCAGCTATCAGATTCCATCAAGGAAATGTCCACACAGGTCGCGTCTTCCGGTGCTGAGATTGCAGAGGTTACCGCAGTCGCAGGCCAGCTGGGCATCGCCAATGAGTACCTCATGGGTTTTACGCGTACCATGGTCGACCTGGGGAACACCACGGATATCGTGGCATCTGAAGCCGCTTCGACCCTGGCCAAGTTCGCCAACATCACGGACATGAACCAAGCCCAGTTCCAGAATCTTGGCTCTACCCTGGTAGACCTGGGCAACAACTATGCCGCCACCGAATCGCAGATACTGGAAATGGCGCTGCGCCTGGCCGGTGCCGGGCATCAGGTGGGATTGAGCGAAGCGCAGATCCTGGGCTTTGCGACGGCCCTTTCTGCCGTCGGCATCGAAGCTCAGATGGGTGGTTCCGCCTTCTCCAAGGCCCTGGTAAAGATGGAAGTGGCGTCAGAAACTGGCGGGCAAGCCCTGAAGGATTTCGCCAAAGTATCCCGCATGACCGAAAAGCAATTTAAAACCCTCTGGGACAGCAACCCAGCAGAAGCCTTTCAGGCGTTCATCGGAGGACTGTCAAAAATTGATGACGAGGGTGCCAGCGCGATCGCGACGCTGGCCGAGATCGGCATCAGCGAGGTACGTCTGCGGGATACCCTGATGCGCGCGACCAACGCGACGGAACTGTTCAGCCGTACCCAGGTAACCGCAAACGCTGCCTGGAAAAAGAACAATGCTCTGACAGACGAAGCCAACAAGCGATACGCTACAACCAAGAGCCGGCTAACCAACCTCAAAAACACCGCGATGCTCTTTGCTCAGAAAGTGGGTGATGACATGAACCCCGCTTTACAGAGCATGATCACCAAGGCGAATGAACTCCTTGCCGCTTTCCTGGGCATGGATGAAAGCCAGCGGATGGCCATCATCAAGTTTGCGGGCTTTGCCGCAGCCATCGGCCCAGCTCTCCTGATCATAGGGAAGACAGTAGGCGCAGTGGGCCAGTTGTCCTCCGGCCTTGGCAAGATCAGCCTTGGCTTTGGCAAGTTCTCCGCCAGCGTCAAAATGGCAGGCGGCGGGATATCAGGCCTTTTGAAGACCCTGGGATCGTCAAAGCTGGCTTTGGCAGCCCTGGCTGCCGCCATAGTGTATGGCGCTGTCATGCTGGTGGATTATGCCACCGGAGCAAAAATGGCCAGGGAAGCGATGCAGGGAATGGATGAAACAGCCCGCCAATGGAAAAGCACAGCAGCCGATATCTTCTACAAGCAAGGCGGTCTCTCCCTGTTTGGCATGAGTGCAGACGATTTCACGCGCGACAAGAAGAGCGCAACGGAGTGGATGAATGGCCTTCTGGACATTTGGTCTGCCGGCCGATACAAAAAGCAATCGGTCGTCAAGGAGTGGACAGCGTCCTTCACTGAAGTCACCGCAAGCACGCGGGAAGCGCTCAAAGAGCTGCAGACAAGTGCAAAGGAGTCGAAATATACGTCGCTTTCCGATCAGATGGAGCAGGACATCAAGACCCTGGATACCCTTGACAAGGAAGTCAGCAAGCTGCTCAAGCGCAGACAGTCGGGGAAGTTCACTGACAAGGACAAGATTCGTTTGCAGGAACTGATCGACACGCGGGAAGCCATTGAAATCAAGTACAAGCTGACTGCTGCAGACACAGAGGGGTTTGAAACCATCCGTGTCAAGCTGGAAGCGGAGCTTGCCAAAGCGCAGGCTAAAGGTCAAACAGGCATTGCAGCGTCGACCTATACAGCAGCCCTCGTGGCTTCTGCCGAAGGCATGGCGGCTGTGAATGCACAACTGGATGCACAGTACGAGAAGGAATACATGCTCATTCAGCTGATGCAGGATGGTGCTGTGCAAGAAAAGGCACTCAATACACTAAATGTGCAGTACATTCAGGACCGGAAGGCCGCAGCGATGGAATACGCGGCGCTGTTGGCTGAACTTGTACTGCCTGTCTGGAATCAGGCTGAGATCCAGCAGGTCGACAAGGACATTGATGCCCTGTACAGCAAGCTGAGCGAGTATAGCTTGGCAGCATCCAATGGGGATCAGCTGGGTATGGCTAAGGCGCTGAAAGACATGAACACGCTGACAGCGGGCATGGATGAGGGGAAGCTGACCGAGTACATTGGGTTGCTGACTCAGATCCAGTCCCTGATGGACAGCGGACTGAGTGAAGAAGAGATCCAAAAAATGTTCCCGGACATCGACGTGTCCAAGCAGATGGAGCAGGTCGCATCGATCACGCAATTTGTGAAGGATCAAAAGGAAAGCCTGTCGGGATTGTCGGGCATCTTCACAGAAGCCCTCCCCGAAGAAGTGCTGAAGCTTTCCACGGATCTGGACATGACGGGCGCCAAAGCCAGGTGGGAGGAATTCGCTGCAGATCCCGGCGCTATCACGACCCAGGCTGTGATCGATGGATACACAGAGGCTGAAACAGCGCTCAAACTGGAACCCAAAGTGACCGCCTTTGTCGAGAAATACACAGAAGCAGCCGAAGGCGCTGACACCGCTTCCCTGACGCCGCAGGGTCTTATCGCTTATGTGTCCCACTACGCTGAATCAGTTCTGGGTGTGGATGTCAGCGGACTCACCCCTGAAAACATTATCGCGATGGTATCAGCGTACAAGGAACTATCCACTGGCGCGGACATTTCAACGCTGAAGCCTGAGGAGATCACGGCTTATGTGAGTACATACCTGCAGGACAAGAAGATTGATGCCTCAGGCCTTTCTCCCGATGGGATAACCGCTTTTGTCCTGGCCTACGAAGAGGCGTCAGGCGGCGCTTCCACCGCGGCACTCACGCCCGGCGGCATAGCAGCCATGGTGACCAGTTTCCTTCAAGTTGAAGGTATTGATACCAGCAAGCTATCATCCCCGCAGATCGACGCCATAGTAAATGCCTATTCAGAAGCCACGCATGTGGACAAGTCCCAGCTCAAGGCAGAAATTGTTGCACTGATCACAGCTTACAAGGACAAGGCAGGTGTGACCAAGCCCTCCTATATCGAAAGCCAGATCGCCATCATTGGCTATGACTTGTCCGCTTACAATGCCTTCGTCAAGGCGAATCCTGTCACCTTGAAGGGGATCATTCGGCTGTCTGAACGGTTCGACAACCCGGATGATGTTCTCAATGATCCCAACGCAACATTCTGGGAAAACGGCAAGGAGATCCCGGTCAACCTGGTGCCAGCCAACAAGATCAATGCGAGTACCCTCATGGCCTATGAAGCCGACGGTACCCTGCATGTGCTCATCACCCCGCAAGTGACCGGCACCCAGGAAGCAATTGAGGAAGCGGCATCGGACGTGACCACTCCCAAGGTACCGGTCAAGTTTGGCTGGCAGCCTACCGCAACCGAGACAGACTGGGGAGAAACATTCAACTCTATCTTTGGAACCAGCACGATAGGCCATGTCAGGAGGCTGACCCGGGAGGTTGAAAACTTCGGCAGGAACAAAGACACGCTATTCGGCCTGTTCAATGTGTTCAATATTGGTGGGAACAGCGTTGAAAGCGCGCTCAAAACTTACCTGAGCGGCGATACATTGGCCGGGCTCCAATCCTATGTGGCTGAGGTTGTCGCGGCTATTCAGACAGGCAAGGCGGTCAGTGAAGATGACATAGCAAACCTGAAGACAATTTTGAACTTTGTGTCCGCGCTGGAACTGGAAGGCGTTGGTGAGAATATCGTAGCCGGTATCAGCAGCGCAATGGCGCAGGCTGGCTGGGAGACCGATGCGGAAACGACAGCAGGGAACCTCGAAAAAGCCATTAACAGCGCGCTTGGCATTGAGTCTCCCAGTACCCGCATGGTACCTACAGGTCAAAATGCAGCGGCCGGCGTTGGAAAAGGATTGTCTGAATATGACATGACTGCAGAGGCAATGACCCTGGCAAGCACCCTGATGGGTATTGTACAAAGAGTCTTTGGCCCAAGCCTGCTGTTCCCGTTTGGGGTATTAGCTGCGCTCGGATTGGGGATAGGTATAAGGAGTGTTAATCTATCGCCGACTGCACAGGCCATGGCCAACCAAGTGAAAAGCGTAATGGCAACGAATCTTGGCTTTGTCAGCATGCACACGATTGGCTTGCAAGCCATGCAGGGTCTGAGTTCCGGCATTTATGCGGGGCAGGCTGGTGTCGTCATGGCCATGATGCATGCCGCCAGATCGGCAGTAAACGCGGCAAAGCGTGAATTGAAGATTGAATCCCCTTCGCGCGTGTTCCGGGATGAAGTGGGCCGCATGACCATGCGCGGCTGGGGACAGGGCATCACCCTTGAAAGCCGTGAGCAGGCCAAGGTGGTCGCCAACGCGGCTCGGTATCTGACAGACTCGGCAAAGGAGAGTTCAGTTGCCTATGCATCCAATGACAATCGCAGGACTTACAACCAGTCAAGCAACGTGAGCCTGACAGGCAACACATTTTACGTTCGAGACGATAAGGACATACAGTCGCTGGCGATAGAGATCGCAGCGCTGACAAGGCGTCAGCATCAGGGGCGTGGCTTGAGAATGGCCTAATGAGGGAAAACAGTATCCATATGCGATTGGCATTGCGTTACATGTTCAATTATTATTCATATAAACACCGCACATTCTCCGGCAAATAAACACAGTTTCGCCATACCCCCTGGTTAGAATGTAATCACGGCAAGAGAATGCCGGAATGAGAGAAAAGAGGGAATGGAAATGAAAACAAGTAAATGGATGAGTATGCTGGCTCTGATGCTGGCAATTGCTATCCCGGTGATGGGGCTGGCCTCGGAGAACTTTGGTGCGGCCGTCGTCAAGGAGGGCGAGACCTACACGGTAGAGCAGATGCTGACCTACGCGATCCAGGATGAGTACCTGGCCCAGGCGGAGTACAAGGCGATCAATGAAAAGTTCAGTGTGGACCGCCCCTTCTCCAACATCATGAAGGCCGAAGGAACCCATGTGGAGCACCTGTTGCCGCTGTTCGCTGCCTACAATATCGCGGTACCTACGGATACGGCCACCCAACACGTTATTCTGCCCGAAACGCTTGAGGAGATCTATCAGATCGGCGTAACAGCGGAGATACACAACATTGGGATGTACGATGCTTTCTTGAAGCAGGTGGGGTTGCCTGAGGACGTGAAGGATGTGTTTGAAGCCCTGAAGAAAGCGTCTGAAAGTCATCTGGAAGCATTCCAGCGCAACCTGGACAAGCCCGGCGACGGACAGGCCTCCCGCAGCGGCAATCGCTGGGCGGATGATAACACGACCGGCACGTATGGAAACCTCAACCAGTCCGGTGACATGGCTAATGACGGGGCTCAGAGCCAAAACGGCCGTGGCCGTAGGGGCAACTGACAAGACCAACATATTAACTGAACATCAACTAAACACAACGCGTTGCAGCAAACAACTGCAACGTGTTTTCTGTTGTGTTTGAGCAATAGGCTTATGGAAGCCTATGTCATAAGCACTTTGAATTGGCCCTTGAGTGGGCTTTGACTCCAATGAAGGACTGCTCATTCGAATATCTGCAGTCGCTTGTTGAAATGTAAGTCACGGATTTTTATGTGAAGGTTCCTGTCAGTTGGCAAGGACCTTTTGATTGGAGGGTTTCTATTGAACAGCTGGTTCATCTGGAAGGGGTCGCGCTGCACGGACTATGGCATCCATGTCATCCAGCAGCCCGAGATCATCCGCCCGCTCGAGCGCGTCACTTTTCAATCAATCCCCGGCAGAAGCGGATCGCTGACTACCCTGGAAGGACCGGACGTATACGATGATTTCCTCCTGTCGGTGGACTGTTGGGTAGCGGACACCTCCCGGCTGGATGATATCTGTAAGTGGCTCAAGGGAAATGACAAAGTCACCTTCGCTAACCGGCAAGGTGGCTTTTACTATGCGCACATTGTCAACCAGATCCCCTTTGAACAGGTCCTGCGAGGGCATCATCACAGGCGCTTCACGGTGACCTTCCGCTGCCAGCCTTTCTTCTACCTGGCTGGTGTGCCTGATATCACCGTGACCGCATCCGGCACCTTGATCAACAACCCGGGCTCTGTATTTTCCGAGCCTGTCCTGAGTATCTTCCTGACGGGGGATGCTGAGATCACTGTGGGCAGCAGCTATTTTTCGATAGCGGGCCTGACTGGCGAGGTCACTGTCGATACCCCCCTGATGGAAACATACAAGACCTATGCTTCCTGCAACGCCCACATGAGTGGAGATTACCCAATGATGCAGGCAGGCCAGAACATCATCGCCTGGACCGGCGGCGTGGCACAGATTGTAATCAAGCCCAACTGGCGCACGCTGTAAGGAGGGAGGACGGCCGTGATCACGGTATTTCCGGCAGACGTAACTGACTTCAGCACCAACGGCCTGTGCGTCCTTTCACCCTCTTCCTGTGTTGTGACGGAAACCCTCAATGGCCAGTGGGAACTCACCCTCAGCCATCCGCTGGACGACCAGGGCAAATGGGCCTGGCTTCAAGCCGGCAGCATCATCAGGGCACCGATACCCTCCGCGCCATCGACGCGCCGGAAGCTTCTGGCTTCAACTGAAGGCAGGGATGTATACCGCATAAGCGTCAGCAACAGCATCGGACTGAATCTTTACAGCCGGGCCAGCGCAAGTTCTGTTTGCCTGGGAGCCTACAGGAATGCGACGGAAGTCCAGGTCCTGGACAAGTCGAATGCCAGCTACTACGAAGTCATGATGCCGGACGGCAAGCGCGGATACATGCCCAAGGGCAACCTCCTGCTCCTCCGGACAGAGCCGTCCAGTGCCGCTGCAACTGCGGCGGTCGTGCAAGCCAGCCAGACCCGAGAGCAACCGTTTCGCATCTATCGCATCGTGCCCTCGCTCACTGAAGTCGAGGTGTATGCCAGGCACCTGTCCTATGACCTCATGGACAACATGCTCTATCAGTATAAGCCGGCCAATGGTACAAGCGGAGCAAGTGCAGCCGCAGGGATCCTCAGCAGCTGCCAGTCCGCTCACCCCTTCACGATGTTTTCCAACCTGACTGCAGGCATCAATGACCTTGTGCTGGAGAATACCAACCCCATGGAAGCACTATTGGGGGAAGGCGGCCTGGCTGAAAAGACCAATGGTGAGATCACCCGTGACTGGTACGACCTGTACATGCTTAGTCGCGTGGGAAGTGATACGGACATCCAGGTCCGTCAGGGCAAAAACCTGCTGGGCATCGCGTATGACGTGGACGACGGGCGCGCGATAACTCGCATTGTGCCAACAGGCGAGACAGAGGATGGCGAGCTCCTCTACCTGGACGGAAAGTACATAGACAGCCCGAACATCGTCGCATACCCGCACCCGCGCTGGGGTCACCTGCCTGTGAGCGAGGCCAGGGTCAGCGATGACATGACGATTGCCCAGGTGAAAGCCAAACTGACTTCTGCAGCCTATGAAGAATTGACGAAGGGCTGTGACCTGCCGGACGTCACTCTGCATGTCGATATGGTCAACCTAGCAGATACGCAGGAATATGCGCAGTACAAACCGCTCCTGCATATCTTCCCGGGTGACAGCATCCGCATCATCGTCAGCTCGCTTAACCTGGAAGTTACCCTGCGCATGAGCGAGTACAGCTTCGACTGCCTGCTGAAGCGCTATATGAAGATGACGCTTGGCACCGCGTCAAAGACCTTGGCCGGGAGTATGATCTCCCCTCGTCAGATCCCCGCAGGCGCCATCAGCGGCATGAAATTGGCCATGGGCGCTGTCGGGACAGGGCATCTTCAAAGGGCGTCCATCGGCTCCCTGCAGGTTAAAACCGCGGCCATCGGTGCCGCTCACATCCAGCAGGCAGCCATTAGCCAGGCACACATCATTGACGCCAATATCACCACCGCCAAGATAGCGGACGCCGCGGTGACCAGTGCGAAGATCGCACTTGCGAACGTCAGCACAGCGCACATCGCCGATGCTGCGATCACAAGCGCCAAGATAGGCACTGCGGAAGTCAAGGCAGCTAATATTGAAGATCTATGCGTGAATACCGCCAAGATTGCTTTGGCCGCCATTACCTCTGCGCAGATCGCTGACGCAGCCATCGAAACCGCAAAGATCCATGACGCGGCCATCACACGCGCGAAGATAGCAGACGCGGCAGTAGGCAATGCGCAAATCGAAAACGCCGCCATTACCTCCGCAAAGATTGGGCTGGCCGCGATAGAAAGCGCGCATATCGGCGTTGGCGTGGTCGGTACCGAGCAGGTAGCAGATGGCTCAATCACAGACGCCAAGATAGTCGGCCTGACCGCCAACAAGATAACGGCAGGGACGATTGACGCGGCAGATATCAACGTTATCAACCTCAATGCAGCCAACCTGACGGTCGGCATGATCAACGGCCAACAGATCGCACCGCAAGCCATTGGGGCTTCACATATAGGGGCAGGCGTGATCACCGCATCCATGATAGCTGACGGGACCATCAGCGGGGACAAGATCAGCATCGGAACCATCGCAGCCGAAAGGCTCAAACTATCGCAGCATTTGCTGTATTAACGGGGGTAATGACATGGCCGGAAGAAGGAATCTGCGCGATACGGTGCGCGACATTCTCAGGGACGAACTGCAGGGGCTTCTGGAAGACGTGAGATATCGCCTGTCCCTGCTGGACGATACTGTTCAGGGCGTAGCCCGGTTCGGCAGCAGGCACCTGAACCTTGCCTCGCATCAATTGGACGGTTACGTCATAACGGACAACGCGCCGGTAGCCGGGAGCATCTCCTGGTCGGACGTGAACATCGTCTACAAGGGCACGAACTATGCGATCGTACCCGGCAACACCGCCAATAAATACGTCTGGTGGGACTTCAGCGCAACCGACAAGACGCTGCTGTTGACAAGCAATACCAAGCCTGTGATGGAAGAGGACGATGTCCTTGTCTTCATCAATGACGCGGGCAAGCACAGTACGGTTGTCGGAAGGATGGCGCACGGATTTGCCCTGGTCGACAACAGCGTGGCGAACGGCGAACTGGCCAACAACGCGGTCACCGCCGCAAAGATCCTCGCCAGCACGATCACCTCCACGCAGCTTGCCGACAATGCGGTGACCTCTGCAAAGATCACCGCCGGTTCAGTGATTGCAGGAAAGCTGGCCACCGACGCCGTCGCGGCCGCCAACATCGCTGCCGGCGCGGTTGTTGCGGGCAAGCTCGCTATTGATGCCGTCGCAAGCGGCAACATTGCCGCGGGTGCTGTGGTCAGCGGGAAGCTTGGCACAAATGCCGTTGTGGCTGCGAACATCACCGATGGCGCTGTCACCTCGCTTAAGATGCCCACAGGCGCAGTAGGAGCTACACAGCTTGCCAATAACGCCGTTACCGATGCCAAGATTGCGGCAGGGGCTGTTGTCGCGGGGAAGCTTGCCACAGATGCGGTTGTCGCGGCCAACATCGCAGCCAACGCCGTGACCGGGACCAAGATCGCGGACGCTACGGTTACCGGGGCCAAGCTGGTAGACGCATCCATCACAGGCGTCAAGATACAGGACGGGGCCATCAGTGGTCCGCAAATAGGCGCAGGCGCGGTAGCCACCAGCAAACTCAATACCGCGCTGCACATGATCTTTTAAGAGGGCAGGATGGCATACAGCGTATCACACAACACTCCTGTGGCTGGGGCGATCCAGTGGACTGGGATGAGTATCCAGTATCTGGGTGAAACCTACGCCATCACGGATGGGTACACCAATACGATCTACTCATACTGGACGATCCAATATCCCAACAACCTGGTTGTTACCAATGAATTCCCCTCACTGGGACCGGACGACTGCCTGATCTTCGTCAACAAGAATGGCATGGCCGTCGTCATCCCCGGCTCAAGCGTGATCACCGGCGACATCATCATGCCCGGCACTATCCTGGCTGGCGCACTGGCTGCAAACTGCATCACCGCCGACAAACTAGCCGCTGGCGCGGTCACGGCGGGCGCAATAGCCGCTGGCGCGGTAATGACCAACTCACTTGCCGCCGGGTCAGTGACCGCCCAAGCAGTTGCTGCCGATGCCATTGGGGCTGGGGCCATTGCCGCTGATGCTGTTACATCAGATGTTATCGTTGCTGGCGCAATAACCACAGCGCACATTGCCTCCGCGGCTATCACAGCCAACGAAATCGCTGCTGGCGCGATCACAACAGACAAGCTGAAGGCTGAGTCGGTTGATGCGAGCAAGATCAAGGCGGGAAGCATACAAACCAATCACTTGGCTCCATTGTTTGGTGAGCAACTGGTCATCGGGGCCAACCCTGCCCTTACGGAAGTCACCGATTCAGTCGCTGCAGAAGCCAATAGGGCCATCGCTGTCGAGGGTGAACTAAAGAATTTCACTGACAAGGCGAACGCCTTCTTTGTCTTTGACATTGCTGCCGGCATGATGACCATCGGGAAGACAGGCAGCCCATTCACCAGCGAATTCTCAACCACAAAACTATCATTCAAGCAATCCGGCGCAGAAGTCGCGTACATCTCAAACAACAAATTGTACATCAGCGTTGCCCAAGTCATGGACGTCCTAACAATCGGCAATGCCGCAGATGGATATGTCGACATGGACACCAAAGTTAACGGTCTGCGCGCTTCCTGGAGGGCATCATAATGGCAACAGTGCAATCGTCAGTCGCGAACTTTAGCCTGACCAGCAGTTATAACATTGGTTATGACCTTGTAGGCATGTACTACTATCTTGCTTCAAACCCTACAACAGGCCAAATAAGCAAGCGTTACTCTTGGTCTGTTCCAGCCGGGTCTACACTCGTCAGCGCGATTCTGACCAATACCACAAGCGGTGATGGTGGGTCGAAAAGCATTGGCGGTGTAACGAACGCGCGGACTCAATGAATTTAACAAGTGCCGTTCAATCCGTGTGGGGCAATGGATACATTGACCTCAATTACCGATTCACCTGTAACGCTAACATCTCCTCGCCCACAGGTCCAAGAACCGAAACCGCCTACTTCAACAACGGGTTAATGACGATTACCTACACACCCCCCACAGCGGCCAGCGTCAGCAACGTCCTGCTCGATGGATCNGCTTCGAACCCCTACAGGGCAGCTGGAGCAGGGATGACACTGTCCTGGTCAGCAGCCAATGGCACAAACAACAATATAACCAGCTATTCAATATACTACCGTGATAATGGCGGCGCATGGGCCTTGTATGCGTCCGGCATCACATCGAAGTCATACACGGTATATGGCCATCCCACCGCTGGAAGCAACCGCCAATTCTATGTGGTGGCCATCGCGCCCTATGGCAACAGCGGCAATATCACATCGTCTGTTGCGTATGCGTACAGCACGGTGGGGGTTCCTTCCAATGTGGCGATCAGCCTGGCCGAGGTCTTTCCGGATGCATCACTCACCCTGTCTTGGAACGCACCGTCTGGTGGTGTGGGAACAAGCATCACAGGCTATCAGATCCTCGAAAACGGCGCTGTCAAAACAACCGTCACAGGGACAAGTTACGCGTTCTCCGCGCCAGCTGCAGGGGTCTATACCTACAAGGTGGTCGCGATTGCCAATGTCAGCGGCTATAACAGCGCGCAGTCTGCCGGAGCAGCTGTCACAGTCAAGCAGCCGGCATCCGCAGTCGCGCTTGATAAGTACACGGTTGAGATGGATGGCGCGTCTGTCATCACGGCGACGATCACCCCGCAAAATGCTGCATACACGCATATCGTGACGTTTGCGCTGGACGCCATTCGCACACAGGCGTACACGCTTGCGGCTGGCGTGACCACGCAAGCATTCACGGTCCCTGCTGCCTGGTGTGCCGGCGTACCGAGTGCCACCAGCGGACAGGCGGCTTGCACTGTTCAAACCAAAAACGGCGCGATTGTCATCGGGTCGCTGTCCCAAACCTTTGCGGTCGTAGTTCCCGCGTCCGTTCTTCCAAGCGTGTCGCTTGCGGTTGCACCTGTCAATGGATTTAACGGTCTTTACCTCAAGGGGAAAAGCGGCGCGCAACTGACCTCAACAGCCGCCGGGGTGCAGGGCAGCACGATTGTCTCACAAACCCTGATCGGCGCCGGGTATTCCGGAGCTGCATCCCCATTCTCAACAGGTCCCCTGAACACTGTCGGCACCAACCTGATGACCGTCACGGTCACAGACAGCCGCAGCAGACAAAAGACAACCACACAAAACATCACGGTGCTCGATTACGCTACCCCGGTCATCTCCCTTCTGTCTGCGTTCCGATCAAACGCATCGGGATCTGCGCTGGAAACCGGAGAATACATAGCGGTCAAGGCGAGCCTGGTTGTGGCGGTTGTCACAGGCAACTTCGGAACGGCAACAGTCAGGAAGCGCATCGCCGGCGGGACGTGGGACGCGGCTGTATCGATCACACACAATACTACCGTTATTCTGGGCGGCGCGCTCCAGGACAATGCCTACGAGGTTGAAATAACCCTTACCGATACGGTGGGGACAGTGTCCACACACTCGCTCACCCTACGCAAATCCCAGTTTATGTTTGATTTTCGCATGGACCGGGCCGGTATCGGACAACTCGCGCAAAACGTGAAAACCCTTACCCTCCCGGATGACTGGACGACCAACATTAACGCCGACAAACTTGACGGACAGCACGCATCGGATTTGTGGTCGATGCTTATGCCTGTTGGTTTTATTTACTCAAGCCTTGCCCCTACTTCCCCCGCAACACTCTTTGGCGGCACATGGGCGGCAATACAAGACCGTTTCCTTGTCGGGGCAGGCAATTTGTACGCTGTCAATTCCACTGGCGGCGCGACCACACACGGACACACCCAAGTCGCACACGCTCATACTACCGGATCAATGGCACTAAGTACCGCACAGATGCCCTATCATAGACACGTTGGCGCATATAACTATACTGGCAATTTCTCTGGAAGTGGTTCATACGCCTTCATGCTCACGACTACAAGAGTTGACAATGGCGTTGTTGGATACGCAGGTGGTGGTGCTGCCCACGGACATGGTGATACCGGCGGTGCAACCCCCGCTATTAATAATGGCAGCAGTATGCCGCCTTACCTTGCCGTATTCATGTGGCAAAGAACAGCCTAAAGAAATGAGGAAAGCAAGATGCATTACGCTTTGACAATGGACGGCAACATCATCACAGGTGTTCATGAGAGCCTTGATATGATTGCACAAGGGCACTTTGCCGCCAATCCTGATCTGGCAAGTCATCAGATCATACCTTTGGATGATCCTGCAGAATACTCGATCGGTATGGACATCCGATGCTTCAACGAAGATGGGATCCTAAAGCCTATTGTGTGGCTCATCGATAACGGATACATGGACATCCCCAACGGCTATGAAATAGTTGAAGGCGAATTGGTGGAATCGAATGTTCCGGAATCAAAAGCACCGGTTACTTTGGTTGAGCGTGTTCTTGAAGCCGCGCAGATAGCATCCACCCTGACTGAAAGGTTGGCCCAGGCGGAGCAGTTGAACAATACGTTGGATGAGGTCATGACAGACCTTGTTACGCTACTCATTTCGCAGGGGGTAATAACCAATGTCTAAACTCCAGGAATATCTTGCCCAAAAGGGGCTGGCCATCGATGAATCCAGGGTTGCGGCACGACTGTCCATCCTGGATTATCTCGTCAAAGCGCGGGATAGCAACAAGGCTTATCTTGCGATCACAAACCCTACTGCTTCGGACAGGAACGACCAGATCGTCAAGCTGACAAGGCAAGTGATCCGGATGCAGAAGCTGCTGCTCAATGACATGACGGATGAGGAAGAGCCATTATGA